CTGCGCCTTAATAGTCAAATCCTTTTCTTTATCCTTTAATTGTTGCGTCAACTGTCCGACCTGTCCCTGCAACTGCTGGATCATATCAGACGCCTTGTGCATCTGCTGCTCAACTTCAGGCGGCAATCCTTCACCCTTGACTTGCGGCGGTATCAGATTTCCATAACGCAATGCTAGAACATCGGCACCGGCAAAATCCATATTCTTCATAAGAATATCGCCGCCGATCTTCATAAAGTTTTCGTTACCCTTTGCTAATTCAAGTAACGCTGTTGCGGTTTCCATACGCTTAGTAGCAAAGCTTGGTCCAGTATCGGCTTGAACATCATATTGGCCGAACTCTGGATTAAAGATATATTCAATAACCTGTTGCCCGTTATCCATTTTAGGGTTGTTAGGATCGGAAGTTTTTTCAAGCTCCTGCGGCGCATCGGTATCAATCTTAACATTCATACGCGAACCATCTTGAGCTAAAATCTTTTTAATACGCGGGGTATCGTAAACCTTCGGTATTAAATCAATTAAAATCTTACCAGTGCGGCGAATGGCAATGGCTTGATTATCAATAAAGTGGTAAGTCGCTCTATCGCCTTGACGCTGGCGAGCATTAATAGCGACACCAGATTTAGCGTTTTCATTCGCTCCCATTTGAGCCTGATATTGGCCGCTCGCCATCATCAATTCATTTTGGGCAACTTGCATTTGTTGAACGTAACCTTGACCGCTACTAATCGCACTATTGCGTTGCGGCGCTTGCATCTGATTGCCTTCATCGTCATAAGCATTATAAGGCAAGTAAGAATGGTTAACACGATTAGCAGTTTTATAATATTCTTCAAAGCCCTCAATAGCAGCAGAAGGCGCAACCCAAGGTGTTTTAGATTGAGTTGAAATAAACTCAACATTGCTGGACGACATAAAATTATAGATTTGCTGAGCATTAATTAAAGCGCGCGTATGCCCCTTGCGATCTAAAACACCGTCGATAACCGTCTCTGTGCCCACAAGTCTGACAATTGGAACTGTGCTTCCTAGCCAACTCGTAGGACCTTCGATAACTCTATCGCCAGCAATCTTAACCCAATGAATATCATTGGTGACAATATCACGTTCTTTAAATTGATAAAGCTGTTTCGCAGCAGGTTCTTTTTTAAGAGCCGCATACATCAACTTCTGTTGATCGTCTAATTCAGATTTCTTGGAAATGATTTGCACTTGGTCATTGGGGTTTACCCAATGAACCAACTTATCTTCTTTTTCTTCCTTGTAATAATAAAGAGCAACCCTAACTTTATCGTCAGTCAACCAACCATCGCCTTGATTGCCAAGTGTTGAGCCGCCCATAACGTCAGTGAACTTAGGATATTTTTTCTTGTATAGTTCTTTATCCATATCTTCAAATATTAAACCCCAACGCGCATCAGAGCCGTCAATTTCATTAATATCCGGGTCTAAATAAACAGCGCGCGGGTCTTTAATATGACGAATATAAATTTCTTGATCGAATGTCTTATCGCTAATGTAATCGGTATCAACGCGCCAATAGCCCCAACCACCTTGAACAGCAAACGACATAGCACTATCGTAAACATTCTCAGCACTGGAAATATATTCAATGTGATAAACTAGCTCTTGATAAATCTGAGCGCCTTCAAATGAAGCTTCGTCGCCAACAGGTCTAATGCGAACACCCGGCTTATTTTGTTTGGCGTCATTGATAACCATAAGGTTATGCTGCTGGACTTTATTAATCGTCAAGCAAGGCTTATCGTCTAACTCACGCGCTAAAATTAAATCATTATCCCATTGATATTTATTGTGGGTATCGCCATTGGCAAACTTATAATCATATTCAAAATTTAAACGAGCGGTAGCTTCCCAAGAGACACCTTGTTTAAAATCTTCCCTTATCTGTTCGATAAGTTTAGTTTCTTCGTCAGTGATAGGCGGTGCTGGTTTAGCTACCTTGTCGTCAGACCATGTGCTTGCCCATGCCATTTTAACCGCCCATCCAGCCATTGCTTCTAAAATTATGTAAAGTTCTAGGATTACTACCGACAGTTTTAATAAGTTGTTCCTTCTCTGGCTTCAGAGATAGGCTCATAGTCTGTAGAGCATCGCATCCGTGAGACCATGGCGTGTCATGCTCAGGTTCTTTGGAAAATACACCATTAAACTCGTTCACTTTAAAAGCGTAGTTAGTAAGACAAGCCCAACCATCAGCCGTATTTTCTTCGTCGAAATTACATAAATCTAAAACAGTGCGGCAAGCATTTATACCAACCATTTTCTTAGATGGGCGTTGGACAATCTTCACGCGGCAATTAGGAAAAGCATCTTGGACTTGCTTTTTAGGAGTAACGTTAGATAATGTTTCTGCATCACCGTCATGCGGCAACACATGAGTGCTAAAATTATATCCTGTATCTTGAAGATACTTGATATAATGTGGCATTTTTTCTAAACGATTTTCGTAATAATGAATTAAATTAAATTCAACGCCAGCGTGTTGAACAAACCAAATAGCCGTCTTATCACTATGCCCTAAGTCCCAATATGTAAAAACTGGTTTGTTTGGATTATACGGAACGCGACCACGCCGATTTTCTTGAATGATCTTTTTAATTTCTTTGGTATAAACAGCGCCAGCCAAAACTAATTTAGTATGACCTTCCCAAACATGAAGGTATTCGTCATCTTCATCATCTTTAGATGCTTGCTTGGCAACTGCCATTTGTTGCCTTAAATCTTCAGGCAAGAATGGATTGTCATAATAATTTAATTTACAAATAATAGCGTATCGTTCTTTCTCGCCAGTTTGTTCATTCATAACAAACTCAGGAAAGTATTTATCAGGCTGTTTAACAGCGCGCTTATAAATTTCATCGCTATCTAATTCTGGATTAAAACTAATCCAGATTTCCGGCCCTTTGCCAAATGGACCGCCGCTTTCACCTTCTTTATAAACACCACGAATTGTAGGAAAAAGTTTGTCTAAGGTAGCTTTAGAACAAACGCGAGCTTCTTCAACCCAAGCAATATCAATGCGAGCCATTGATTTAATAGCGTCAATCTTGTAACGTAAACCAGCAAATATAAATTCAGAGCCGTTACGTTTAGATATGATGGTAGTTTTTTGAATATCCCATTCAAAAACCCAAGAGCCATCAGGCCAAATATCGTAAATAGCATTTACGATAGTAGCATATACGCTTTCATCAATGGAGTTTTGAAATTCACGGAAGCAAGCAATACGTAAGCGGCGTTGCGTAGAAAATGCGATAAGTATTCTGGCTAGTGTCTCTGTTTTCGAGCCGCCGCGCCCGCCATATAAGATTTTAAAACGAGCGGGGGTATCAAGAAGAAACAAAAGTTTCTTCGGAATAGCTAATTCCGGTTCTTTAAATTGTTGTTGGTTAACTGCATTCATCCAACAATCCAAATGGTCCCGTTACAAAGAACTCGCACAACAGCAGCACCACCAGCCGACACTAAAGCTAAAGATACAGGCGTCAAAGCGTCAGTGACTACATAGCTGATACCTTGGGCCGCACCATTACAAGTTGGCAGCGCTCCTACTGTAGTGGTAGAAGTTTTAGCACCAGTTAAAACAGCGCCAGTTAATTGAGACGTTGAAATAATACCAGTGAGTAAACTTGTAGGCACCGCGCCAGCAGCTAAGGTACCCACTCCGGTTATTCCAGTATAAGAACCAGACATACGCGCACTAGCAATAGTACCAGTTAAGCTAGTTGCTGCTGTACCATTACAAAAAGCGGAAGCATCACTTAAACCAGAGCAGGTTGTTGCGCCAGAAGTGAGCGGAGATATAGTTTGAGCAAAGCTTACACTCAACCCAATGATTAAAAATAAAACAACTCTAATACTGTGAAGCATAGAACCTATCTCCACTTGTACCAGTAATGGAAACTTGATCTTTAATGACTACCCCGCCAACAGTTTCACAATTTAAACTTTGCCCTGTTGACAATTTAATGCTGTTAGGAGTAGTGGCATTAGCGATTGGGCCAAAATAAACATACATAGTAGCCGAGCCATTATTTTGAATAGCGCAACCAGAACGTCCTGTATTTGAACCAGAAGCTATCCAAATAGATTGAAATGTATTAGTAGAAGCTACAGTTGTGCTATCGTTATGGCTAGTTACACCATAAGGATAAGTTGTAACAGGAGATTGGGCAAGCGACATAGAAACGCTTGCAGCTAAAAGTAAAAGCGATAACCACAAGCGTTTCATAATGTCACCTTTATTAAGCTGAAAGAACACGGCCCCAAAGGCCAACACCGGCTACAACATCATAGCAGGTATAGACCGCCGATACGCCAGTAGCTTGAGTAACACCAGTGCCAGTAGCAACGGCATTGATGGTATCGTTACCCGATCCAAAAACCTGTACGCTATGAGCAGCAGCATTATAAAGCGAAATTTCAAGGCCGGGATAGCCGGGGGGAAGCAACACACTATCCAAGTCAGTAACCGAAGTGCCAATGCGAGCCTTGACACCCGTAA